GTTCTAGTATAAATACTTACAAAACAAATTGAGGATGTATATATGGCAGACAAAAAGAAAACAAATCCACTTGATTTCACTGGACTTGATTATGATTCGATAAGAAATAAGATACAAACTGAGTTGGATAAAAATCCCAAATTTGAAACTTTTAGGGATTCTAGTATAGCAAAAACCATTTTAGATATGTTTGCTGGAACAACGGATATAACCAATTATTACATCGAGAGGAGATCTGAGGAACAGTTTTTTGATACGGCAAGGTTAAGAAGTTCAGTAATAGCATTATCCAGATTATTAGGATATACCCCAACAAGACCAATACCTGCGATAGCTGGATTAACAATAGTATTTAAAGGGCCGTTAAATCCATCATTAATAGCTGGAGATACCGTTACATTTCAAAAATATGATACAACATTTACGGGTGATAGTAAGCCATTTATGTTAAAGAATACATATAAATATACCTTTACAAGCGATGATATTACTAATGGTGTTGGAACTCCTAGTTGGTCAAAAGAGGTACGATATGGAGTAAATTTATCAGCAAGTGATCAGGATATACCGATTGACAGTAATGGAGCGGTGGATTCGAGATTATTATTAGACATAGAAATAATGCAAGGAGAATCAAAAGTAGAGACAATACTTGGAGCACAAAATCCACAAGTTGGACAATTATTTCAAAAGTATAAAATAAATGATGTAACATTTAGTAATTATTTTGGTGAAGAAGATTTAGGATACAATCAACTAACTCTTGCCGAAAACATAGAAAATAATTTAACACAATTAGGAATAGGAGCAACACAAACTCAGGCATTAGATAATAGTGATAATTTATACAAGATAAGACGAAAAAGTCTTATAGATCCCACTGAAATTGGTGATGTAGGTGGTGTTGAATTAGAGACACCCCAATTATCATTATTTCTTACAAACATGGATGAAGGAATAACATTATATTTTGGCGATGATGTATTTGCAAAAAAAGGTTTAGCATCTACATCTAATAATATATACATACAATATTTTTCTACATTGGGTGCAGGAGGAAATAAAGTTGGAGTAATAGGAAATCAAATAACATCTCCAGCTACATTTACGTCTGATGATGCGGGTGTAGATTTAACAAATAATATTACATTTAAATTTGCAACAAACATCAAAAACGGTAGTGATATAGAGTCAATAGATTCGATCAAGTTAAATGCACCAGAAATATTTTATTCGTTAGATAGGTTAATAACATCAAGAGATTATATATCATATTTAAAAACACAAAGAATAGGAGATTCGGGAGAACTAATTAAAAATGCAAGGGCTTGGGGAGAACAAGAAGAGGTTAAGCGTAGAGGTCAATCGGCTAATTTTAGATTTTTCAATGTAATGTTTTTTACTGCATTAGGATCTGTATATAATTTTATAAGTAATGATTATAACATCAAGAATGATACTCAGTTACATGATGCGTTTTTAGAAGAAGCAGAAGATTTTTCAACGGTTACAGAAGTTACATCTGGAGTAGTTTCGGCAGATGGATATCCAGAACAGGCATATTTCAATATATTAGTTAAAGGACAACCACAACCAGAAATACAAAGGGTAGAAGATTTTAGAGTTATAAGTTCAACACATCCTATTTCCAAAATGTATACGAAGTTAGAAAAAAGAGCACAAACAACAGTAAGACCTATATACATATCACCAATGGTACAAAAATTTAAATTAAAAGGTAGAGTTACAATAGGAGCATTAGAAGATAGAAATGCAGTAAGAAGGAAGATTAACAATAACATATATACATGGTTAAATGATAATGCAGATTTTGAAGTAGACATTCAGAAATCACCTATAACGGATATAATTAGTAATGAGTATAAGGAAGTAAAGAGTACTAACATATATTTTGAACCAGTTAGACCAGTATCATCAATAACAACATTAAGTGCTGATCCAGATATAGCGGAAGGATCTGCACCAGAAACATCAGCAAGTGTTATAAATGTTATTAATAGTGCGATATCATTATATTTAACAAGTGCGGGTTTTGCTAATCCATTAAGTACACAATCGAGTGCAACATCAGCATTATTGTCTATATATGATATTCCAAGTGTATCAAGTGCAACATTAGTACAATCAGCGAGTACATTACCAACATCTGCATCATCAACGGCTGGTATATGGAACAGTCCTTATATAGATGGAACGTTTACAGATTTTTGGTATGAGTATAAAGCACATTTAAGGGCTGGATATATAAGTGAATATACGTTTTACAATGATCTTATAAAAACTATATACGACAATATAAGCAGTAATAGTTATTTAGATGAAAGTGGTGAACCGTATGAAGATTCACAATATTTTAAAAATCTTGTGTTTAAATTACATAATGATATAGTTCCAGTAATAAGAACAAACATGTTAGATGAGGAAGGAAACATAAACCAATATTCGTTAGGGAATGAGATTGCACAAGTAGAAGTAGATTTAAGTTATGTATATGAAACCTAATAGGATAATTGAATGCCACAACGTCAAAGTGAAATATTAAAGTCTGGTTTAAGAAATGCATCTACAGGGAAAAGAATACATTTAAAAGATTTTCTACCTGGACATTTAGAACAATCAGATGTTGGAGAATTTGTAGATTTCTTTGAAGATTTTTTAAATAGATTATATTACAATGATCTTTCGGCAGTAGGAACGAATGACGATTTTGATATAGATAGTGATGGTGTACATACATATTATGCTACTTGTGCGACATCTGATGGTGATTATGTAACATCAGCAGATACTACATATGGAGGAACTTCTGCGATTCCTATTAGATATCAAATAACATCTGCGGATACAATATCAATTTTAGAAAAAGCAAAAAGAATTTCAGATTTACATGATCCAGATTTAATAGATATAACATACATACAACGATTAGCTAATTTATTGGGGTATAATATAGGCATTGATAAAGCTGGAGTTTCGGATTTAAATTTGGGTGTTAATGCTCAATCAGAAGAAGATATTAATAGTTATTTGCGGTTTATTGTTTCTAATTTGCCTAATTGGTATAAGATTAAAACAACCAGAGATTCTATTAAAGTTTTGTTATATTCGTTTGGTATAATTGGTGATATTGTATATAGGTGGACTAGTGATAACATAACATCAGCAAATCCAAATGCGGGTGGGTATGGTGACGATGAATTATATTGGTCAGAAGAAGATACATATTTATCTGCGGATAATGCACTTAGAAATATACCCGATAACTATTTTCCAACACCACACTTTGCAATTAGAATTGATGCGATTAATTCACCGCCAAGTTGGTTTACTAATATAGATAAGATTATTAGTTCCATAGACACAATAAGACCGATTAATAATGTATTTAGATTTCTTTCTATTTTATATTTAGATACATTTGATAGTATAGCAGTTAGAATGGATACATATGATAGAATAAAATCAACTTTTCCGATTAATGATACAATACCTACATGGACACCATAAGGAATAATTGAATGACACAACGTAAAAGTGAAATATTAAAATCTGGGTTGAGACAAGTATCTCTTGGTAAAAAAATCCATTTAAAAGACTTTTTACCGTCATTTATGGAGCAAGGTGAAGTTGGTGATTTTATAGTATTTTTTGAAAACTTTCTAAATACTCTTTATTATAATGAGGTATCCGCTAGAGGAATTAATGACGATTTTGATATAGATAGTGATGGTGTACATACATATTATGCGACTTGTGCAACTTCAGACGGTGATTATGTAACATCGGCAGATACTACATATGGCGGAACATCTGCCGTTCCTATTAGATATCAAATAACATCAGCAGATACTATTTCTATACTCGAAAAAACTAAACGGATAACTGAGTTACATGATCCTGATTTGATAGATATAACATACATACAAAGATTAGCTAATTTATTGGGGTATAATGTTACTATAGACAAATCAGAAATTTCAGATTTTACATATGGAATAAACGCAGATACAGAAGAAGATATTAATAGTTATTTGCGGTTTGTTGTTTCTAATTTACCCAATTGGTATAAGATTAAAACAACAAAAGATGCTATAAAGGTTTTATTATATTCATTTGGTATAATTGGTGATATTATATATAGATGGACTAGTGATAACATAACATCAGCAAGTCCGTCTGTTGGTGGGTATGGTGACGATGATTCATTATGGAGAGAAAAAGATTCTGGTGTATCTAATAATATTGCAATTAGAAATGTACCTGAAAATTATTTTCCAACACCACATTTTAAAATACGTATAGATGCTAATAATTCACCTTCGTCTTGGTTTCAACATGTAGATAAAATTATTAAATCAATAGAAACAATTAGACCGATTAATAATGTTTTTCGTGCAATATCAGTATATTTTCAACAAACTTTTGATAGTATAGCAGTTAGAATGGATACATATGATAGAATAAAATCAACTTTTCCGATTAATGATGTTATACCAGAATGGAGTTCGTCAGTAGATATAATTGTAGATACTATGGTTACATCAGATATTATAATTGAATCATTGTCTAATACTGATATTATAGTAGAAACATAAATACTTATATAGGAGATTTAAATGACAACAACAAGTGCAAATATACATAGAGTTAATAATACTCACGCAAAT